TAGGTTGTTGGCTAGAACCGTCGCATTCAACAATGGCGAATGCCTTAGTATCCAGTCCCCATAGGATGTTCGGACCCTTCTTGGTGCTAGCAGTGAACTGCGTATGATGAAGGGAGACGCAATAGTTGTCCGGTAAGGAGCGCAGACTCGCTTCAAAATTAGCCGTTCCAGCATTCTTGAGGTTCAGTGAATAGCATTTGTTCGGTGCTTCAGTGTCGATCTTCAACACGCTAAGATTTGGAATTACGCCCAAGGCAGTCGCCCTTCCCCCTCCGACTTTGAAGGCGTATGGCTGAGGTGCCTGCACTTCTCCGATCAGATCCGTGAATCCCCATGCGAGAGGATTACGTGGCTTGCTACGATAAAGCGTAGTGCTCTGTCCCTTGATGGAGGCTATTGTAGTGCCCACCGGATTAACAGGAGCAGGAGAAGTAAGAGCAATGTCCTGATAAAGCTGAGCTGTGGATGCGTTAACATACTTGAAGTAGAATCCTCCAAGGTTATCAAAGCCGCCAGTGGTGACACCCGCAAGATGCACAACCTGACCATTACGTCCATCGAACCAGCGAGCTGTCTGAGATGGAGTAACGATAGTCATGACTCCACTTGCAGTCACTGCAACTTCTAAGGCAAGAATATCATTGCCAATACCATAGAAGAAAGGATCATTATAGACGCAGTATTTGAATTGAGGAGCAGGGAAGTTATCCCCCTCAACTTGTTCGTTTCCCGCGAGCGCACCTGAATCATTGAAACTGACAGTAGCTACATTTGGATTATTAGCTACCTCTCCAATCCAGAATACATTGTTACCCTCCGCAGCATTATTAGCCTCAGCTTGAGTAGGGAAGTAAAGTGAACGGTAGATCCAGATATGCGTGACACCTGTCTGTTGCGTTGTAGTAAGCGCAATGATTCTGGTAACAGTGCCCGCTGGAGGATCGGCAGGAGCTGAAGGGGAAGGATTGCTCCTTGGCGCTGGCGAAGCACCACCAGTGACAGCATTCTCCACCAAAGGAAACGCGAGTTTCACAACGTAGACATACTTGTAAGCCCAATACATTGCAGGAGGATGCGTGCCTCCGCCACCCGCCGAGACGACCGGAGCAGCTGTTGGCGCATCAATGCCGCAGCGAAAGAACTGCCCAAGAGGGTTCATGACCATGACTGCTTCCTCCCCGTTGGAGCGAAGTGTCAGGTCAATGTTAGGTGCAGGCGCATAGCAATCTTTGCAGATTGCTTGCGGTGATGCTATAACTACTGATGCAGTTGCAGGCATTGCAAGAAGGGTTAAGCAGTCTTGAGAATGTCAATCCAAGTATAAACTTCACGGACACCGGCAATGGCATTGGCTTTACCTGCGTTACCGGCAACAGAAGTCCATCCACGTAACTCAAATTGAGAATCAGCAGCGATTGTGAGATCACCGCCAAAGGGAATCGTTACATTCTCATCAGCGGCGGCTACTGGCATGACTACAGAATTCTGATTATTGAGTCCTGTCCATGCGTAGGCTGCCGCTGTTATATTGTAAAGTGAGACATAGCATTTTCCTGCCGCAGTATTGGTGCTCGCCATTGCCCAACCCTTAATTCTATATGACCCCGCAGCAAGTCGGAATGCATTAGCTGTTAGATCAATGACAAAAGTTGCAGGTGAACCATTGGGATTCGTCTGTGAAAGAATCTGAGAAAGTGGACGTTGCTGGAGAGTTGCAACAGCTGTAACAGGACCATCGCCCCCTCCCGCAGCGAGACTGTGAATGATAATTGCGTGAGACATGTCTTCTTCTTCGTTGGTTGGAATTGGAGTGAGATTGGGAACGTAAGGAGCGAGGTTGAAAAAGTCTCGCACGTTCATCAGCCATACAGCATCTCTGGTCTGGATGATGATATTACCACGAGAGTCATTCGTCTGGCAGATATTGTAGATTGGAGAGTCAAACTGTTGGAGAAACTTAATGCCCTCCATCTTCTTGAGGGAGCCATCTGTAAACGGATAGAACCCGCGCAGATAGTCAAACTCACCAAGATCGTCGTTAGCGAATTGCTTGCGCTCATTCAGTCCTCCCAGCTTCTGAAGGGAGACGTTAGAGTATTTGCTGGTGTCGTCCATCGGTTATTCTCCGTTGCAGTCCTTGGCATCCTTCGCTCCCATGTGCCAGCCAAAGGAATCACGGGCAGCGCTTGCAGCAGCTGCAAGTAACTTGGGGTTGCCTGCGGAAGCAGCAACTCGTGCGACTGCCCGGTTCTTGATCGTCTGTAACAGAACGTCAGGAACAAATTCTTCCTGCAAGGTAGCCCACACGGGAGCTTTCTTCCAGTAGTTAATATACAGCTTATCCTGCGCAACGATCTCACCATAAGGATAAAGCTGAAGGACTAAGGGGTTGGAAGTAGGGAAGAAGTATTGAGTCTTGCCCTCGTTGCGCAGACCGGGCGATGCCTTCTCTAAGATATAGGCACGAATGTTCTCGCCCGAGGGAGAGAGCCGAATGTTCTTCTGATCCAGATGCTGCATGTCAGCGGGGAGAGCAACGCTTGCAGTAGCTGCAAGTAAAGCGACCGGACTGTTAGCAACATAAAGCTCATCATACTTCTGTGCCTGAGTAGCAGCGTCGAGCAGCTCTCGGATGGTGAGTCCGATGAAACCGCCCAAGTCCTGCACGCCAAGAATGCCAGCTTCAAAGCTGACCAGATCAACTAGCTGCCTGATTTGCATTTGGGGTAGGTGTTACGGGTAAGGCTTGCGCCTGTTGAAGTTTATTCTGATAGTTGAAGATCCATGCGACAGCTTTACCTATCCATTCTTCTGCTACTTCACCACCCTGCCGATCAGTAATGACTGAAGCACCGGGGATCTGCCATTCCAAAGCAGAGCGCCAAGGAGGTGCTTGCCAGTAATCTGCGCGAATCTCATCAGCCAAGGCGGCACCACCAGCAGGAAAGATAACAAAGCTGTGGGCTGAGTCTCCGGCTATTGCACCATTAACCGCATCTGCACCGGTCTTGATTGCGTAGTTAGTTGCCTTGCCCGGAAGGGGAGCAGGAGGGATGCGCCCATCAATATCGGATATCGACCACTCGTAGATACCGGACTTGTAAGTCATACGCTGAATCCTTAAGAAATCCAGAGGCAGCGAGATACCTGTCCCCGTTGCAATAGCGCTCATCATGTCATTGTCAACAACGAACTTCTTGAAGATCAGAAATGATTTGATCTTACCTTCCTTGGCGAGCTGAAACAATGCAGTATTCAGACCGCTTGCAAGGACTGCAAGAGTATCCATATCTGCCGGTTCCGAAATCTTTGCGTGAGCTTTGACAGCCTCGTAGATATTAGAAATCTGTAATTCCATTATGCAGGTTGTAGTGGGAGAGGGATCGTCAGAGTCTCGGTGTATCCTGACGGAACTCCCGGATAGAATTCGTAATCGAGATCGGGTTCGTTCGTGCCGCCCGAGCGCGGAGAAGATGGGATGCCAAGCAGTTCAGCCATTGCAATACTGATCTCACCACACTTGGTGGTAGGACCAGTGTCCGCAGCCATGCCAGTGATCCATGGACCTTTCTTATAGCGCACACGACAGGCACAGCCCAGCACAATCGGGTCCACGCCCGAGATCATCGAGTTGTTGACAACGGCATATGGAACCACTTGAGAATCAACATAAGCAGCTGGATGATCGCTAGGCAGACCGGGGATGCGATACGAAGTCTTAGACACAACCACGTGGTTAATAACGAGAGGATTGCCGTCAGGACCAACCACCGCAATGTTCTCGCCCCACGACTCGGTGAAGACCACTTTGCCATTCTTAATTCCCATGCCACCGTTAGCAAGATACTCAGAACCTGTGTCAGTATCATTATACGCTGGCTTAGCTCCGTGCTGTCCATTGGCACCATCTGCGTCGATATCAGCATCGGCACCATAGATCTTAATGACCTGTCCATCCCAAGTGATCTGGACTGTATAGCCCTCACTCGTAACGGTTTGCAGGACTTTCACGGGTTGCTCTGAAGGGGGAGGAGGATTGGACGAGAGACACTCGTTCAATGCCGTCCTCCATTGATCAGTTGCACTCATACCAATTCAGCTTGCACTCGCTGCAAGCGATGATGATAACTGGACCTGCCGCCGCCCACTCCGCCGATCAGCAGTGCGCCGATGACGCAGCCGAGAGCGATGGCACCGAGTATCCAGTTCTTGAGGACCACTGCAAGTATGGTTAACAATGCAGCAACAATTAAGAGTATAAGAGCGAAGTTCATTTGAGTGTAGCGTTGTCTATGTCTTTGATTAACTGTTCAGCTTGAGTCTTGAGGATGGCATTGTGTTCTGCCAACGAAAGGATAAGTAGAGCGATCACTCGATTGCGATGCTCCATGAGCAGAAAGAGCCGGTTCTGTTGTGGGTAAACCACGAACATGAACCAGATCAGCACGCCTACCAAAGGCACGGTAAGCAGCATGTCGATGATTTCTTTGATGGTCATGTTTGCGCTTGCATCGGTTGCAAGAGAGCTAGGATAAGTATAGCTGCCTTTGCTTTTCGCTGACTGCGTAGATCGTCAAGGAACTCCTCGGGCCAGCCACAAGTAACAGTATCTCCATCGTAGTGCTCAAGCTTCCATTCATATGTGAGCTCAGCCGGATCGTCAGGAAATGGAGCATCGTAATGCGGTGCAGGAACGATAGTGCCTTTAGAGAAGGAAGCCTCGCGCACACGCGTATGTTCTGCATCATCCCAATGAATCGCAGACCAACCTGTTTTAGGATCAACGTATGTCGCCTCAAAGTGCTGAGGAAATTCCTCGAGCTGCCCGGGCAAGAAGAGAACAGTAGCTTCAATAAAGTTCATGGTAATCCAAGTCCTAGACCAATAGTAGTTTTGTAGGCGTTATGAATCGAAAGAATCTGTGCATCACTGAAATCCATATTCACCGGCATAATGAATGAACCCATGACCGGACCTGTCGCAGCGTTAAATAAGTCTTTAGAACCTAATACTACTCCCGCCGCTGCCCCTGACTGAGTGGCTAACACTGCTCCATTCTTACAGAGATTTCTTATACGGGCATTAGTAAGACCACAAAAGGTATACCAAATACCTGCCGAGATACCACTACCTATTGCAAATGAAGTTCCGATTTGATTATAGAAATTGTCATCTGAATATGTAGTCCAGAAAGCTCCCTCTCCCGCACCTAAGTATGACTGCAACTGTAACCCGAGTGCCGACGGTTTAAGGCAGGAATAGATAGCAAATAAAGCGCCAGCAGGCAGAGTTGCGGTCATCTTAGAGGATGTGATCCAGTTAATACCATCAACTCCCCATGTTGGTCCATTCACTAATACACCTGCATTACCAAGAAAACTGTAAGCCGTTATCCCTGTCCCCATATTCTGTGTGCTGCGCACAGCAAAGAAATCTGGAATATCACCAAACAGGGTGTAAAGAGCTGAAGCAAAGCTTCCTATATTGTTGTATTGTCCATTGACACGTATGTTAGAGCCTCCAGCTCCAGTCAACAAATCGGCATAAGCATCCAGCCGTGTCTTAACAAAAGGAGGAAAAGTCACAGCGGGTTTGCTGCCGACCAGCGGATAGCCGATCCCTAAACCTGTTCCTATTCCGGGCATAGTCTTGCAGTGGTTGCAAGAAGGAGGGTGTTACCCCTCCCCCTTTCAGTTAAAAGAAGAACGCTTGGAACTTACCGGCGTCGATCAGCGTTACCTGAACGACACCTGAAATCTGCACATTGGGAGTCGCCGCACAAGTGCGAAACGACGCTCCGAGCAGATCAAAGGATTGAAAGAAGTTTACATTGCCCGACTCCAGACAGACGAGATGAGCAAACGAGAACTTCTGACCACCCAAGATTGGAGCACCATTGATCGTCTGTGGATTAGACGTGAGGTTAAAGACACTGCCCGCCGCGAGAACGGCTTTAGGGCATTCACCGAAAGCGCGATGATTTAACATAATTTCGAGAGAAGAACTGAAGGGGGAGAGGTATTATCCCCACCCCCTTCAGCCGTGTTAGCTTCCTTGAGGAGTCGGAATCTGCGTGTTCAATTCAAACATCTCAATCGCACAGAGAACCTGCCCTATTGTAGGGAGAGTGCCGGTTGAGGTGAACGATGCCCAAATATCCGTGGGTGCGGTAGCCAATGACATGGCCTGCGTTGGAGTGATTACCGAACCGGCAGCGCCTTTAGCGTTACCGGACAATACACCAGAACCACCCGCAGTCGTGCCCAAGTTAAACACGACAGTAGTGGAACCAGCGGAAGCCGGGGTGAGAACCAAGGCGTTCGGGCGATATGCGACTGGCTTAGTCGGTGATGCGTCAATGGTGCAGACCTTGACGTTAGTGCCTGAAGCGAAGACCGCAACATCAAGCAGGAAGCTCAGAACAGTATTGATTGCTCCGATTCGATTGCCTGTGATGGGTCCTGTAGAATGAGATTGCATGATAGTAGACTTGCAGTGATTGCAAGGCAAGGGAGACGGCAGGCCCAGCAGACCTGCCGCCTCACCATTACCAGCTAGGCACCAATTCGTGCGGTCCCGCGCTTGTTGTCGTAACCCGGGACGAAGCGTTGCCGCAAGCGGCTGAAGAACGCATCGGGGTTATCGTTGAATTGCTTCAACTGTGAGATGTCCGGATTCGTGCGGATGATCAGACACAGACCATAGTTGTTCGAGCTGGGCTGCCAGCCGATGAACCATGCCGTCGGGCTCGTGAGGAACCGGAGCGGAATGACCTGAATGTTGAAGTCACTGGCGAGCAACGCATTGATGCGATTGTCCGAAGTGCCGGGGTTGTTCACCGAGCGGGCAACCTCGATGGCTTGACGCCACAGAGTCGCCGAGACACTCGGGACGTAAATGTTGATCGACCCCTGATAGGCAATCGGGAATCCCCGTGAATCCTTCAGGTTGTAGAGCAGATCGACGATGGCTTGAAACACTGTCTCCACCGTGATCGGCAGGTCGGTCGCGATTCGATTGGACCAAGTAGCTCCACCGTCCTCGCGAGCTTGCGTGGTCGAGTAGAGCGGGGTCCCGCCGAAGTCGTAAGTCTGCAACACGATGCCGTTGTTCAGGAGGTTCGCCGAAGCGATATCCATGACCAACTGGCTGCCGCGCAGCATACTCATTGGACGGTTAGCGAGGAGTCCCCACAGCTCATCTTCCACCGTCTGCCGCTCGATCTGGTAGCCGATGCGGTAGGTTTGCGGAGTGAAGATGGACACTGGTCCCTGTGGCGGCTCATCGAGAGGGAGCCGCTGTAAGTCACGATTCGGAACGGGCATACCGAGGCTGCCCATGTAGGAGCGTTTGACGAACGCTCGATCCGTGTTTTCGACCCGCATGAACTTCGGATAGTCCTTCTCGACCATCGCATAAGCTTCATCTTTGATCAGGTCAAAGTTCTTGTCAATGTGATTGACGTATGATTCGATTACTACTGCCATATAATTAGGATAGTTGCAGTCGTTGCAAGCAGCGTTAGGCTTGAATCAGGGTTGGGATGACCTTGACGATCAGCCGTGGGTTGTTGTCATCCTTCGACTGACCACCTCCACGCTGGGAGAGATCGACGATCTCGAAGAACTTCTGCGTGGTGTTGGTCACATCCAGCATCTGGTAACCTGCATAGATACCGGACGTAAGCCGGATGAGTCCATACTGCTGACCGGGCGCAAGAGCCACGCCGCTGGTGCCACCACCGTTCCACGTAACGCCCGTGCCGAGTCCAATGTTGGCACCGGATGCGGAAGCGTTCGAGGCATTGATTTCCAGAAACCGGTCGCGCACGTCGAACGGGAAATGGTTAAGCCCGAACAGAGCTTGTGGAGGTTGCAGCATCACTGCTGGAGACGTTGTTCCTTTTGATGCATCCGGGCAAAGCCCGTAGCAAAGAACCGCCGCAGTTAAGCACGGTTCAAGGACGACTGCTGCGCCAGACCCGGAGGTATAGACGAGCGTATTGAGAAGCCACGATTGCGCAGCTTTTTCGGTGACAGCCTGCTTCTGAACACCGGGCTGGTTTGACCCCGCCTCGGCGTAAATCTCAGGCTGTGCAATTCTTGCGAGCATGATAGTTACTTTCTATTGGATTGATGGTTTACTAACGACTGATACGGATCGGTTTCGCTTTGATCTTACCGGCGACCTGAGACAGCTTCTGAGCAACTGGACCATGTTTCTGGTAGCTGCGTTCTTCAGCTTCATCACGCTTGATCTCGGCACGAGCACTTGCATCGCTTGCAAGCTGAGCTGCGGTCAAGATGCCATTGGGATCATCAGGATCAAGAACTGCCGATGTTTCCCCGCTCAACTCCGCATCCGTGATCTCACGGGAGAGCTGAGCGTATGCTTCATTGACCTGCTGCTGAACCTCCAGCGACCGATACATGAGGATCAGCGTCTGACCTTTCGCCTCCATCGAGTGAACCTTGTGGGGTTCGCCTGCGCTGGGATGATCTTCGGACAAGGGTTCGTTCTTGCTGTTAAGCTTGAGCTTACCCTTTTCATCCAGCTCACCAGTCCGCCGCCGGGCTGGATAAGTCCAGATCTTCCATCCGGGCGCGGTCAGAGCTGTCCCAAGGATGGGTTGGTCCCGTTGCATTGCATGTGCTTCATTGCCTTCAGCATAGAATGCACTTGCATATTTATTGGAGTCGAACTCTACGGGGAGAGCATATCGACCGCCAAGATTGGAATTTCCAATCAAACCATCGTTCCTGTTCAGGAGCGAAAATGGATCACGGACTGGACCTATTGAGGATACAGCCCGACGGAGAGAAGTTGGTTCAACGACGATGACGCCCATAACTTAGGATTGGTAACCGCGTGTAATCTTGACCCCACCTTGGGGAGTTTGACCCTTCAGATTCTTTGGCACAACTGGCCAATGACCAATAGTTGCGAGCACAGCAGCCTGTGTGTCAGCATCGGCAGGAAGAGTTCCTCCTCGATTGGACTCGTTGCTGGAGTTAGGTGGAGGCACATAGTTACCTGCACCCGGAAACGTGAACCGTGATTGCACGTTGCCCAGCGGGCGAACTGAAGGGGGAGGTTGTTGCTGTAGAGGCTGCGCTTGCACTCGTTGCAAGGGCTGCCCACTGTTGGCTTCGAGACGATTCATGTATTGGATCTTGGCTAGGTTGCGGGCGATAGCCTCACTGACCGGCTGCCCTTGTTGGTGCATGGTTTGGATCTGGTCCCAGACAGTCTGGGAAATCTCCGGATCTTCCAGCATCCCGAGCGGATCGCTCTGCTTGAGAGACTGGAAGACGTCGGTTGCCGTCATGTCCATCTGCTGCTGGATGAACGGCGCGACACGTTGACCGATATCATTCCGCATCGCGGGCTGCATCACGGTCTTGAACATCTTGAGCTGCATCGCCGCAGACTGCTTGGCGACCGCTGGAGGAACATTGGAGTCCAGCAGGATCTGCTCGATCTGCCCACGCATGATCTCATCAGGGTCTTGCTGGTGCTGTGGTTGCTGGCCTTGTGGCTGGCGCTCTTGCAACTGCTGCAAGAGGTGTTCGTTCTGAGCTTGCAGCGCATCGGCTGCTGACTGGAACGTCCGGGACTGAGCATCACGCCCATGCATCTCCTGCATCTGGCGCTCTGCTGTCTGGATTGCCTGACGGGTTTGATCATCCATCAGTTCCAGATCCATCCCTGCGAAGGGAGACTGGAAACCATTGGACGGTGGTGCACCCTGCTGCTGTGGCGGTGTGCCTTGCTGCGCGGGTTGCTGTGCTGGTGGCGGAGTTCCTCCTCCCGCACCACCGGTGTTGCCACCAGTGTCGGGCGGGAAGAACATCATGCCGTATTTGTTATTGCGATTCATTTTGGTTTGCTACTGGTCTTGGTAAAGACTGACAAGAACCGTGTCTCAAGCTCGGAGAATAGTTTAATCCTCGCGTGAGTCTGAGTCAAGTCAGTCGGTGACAGGTCTGTGGTGAGTTTTCGATATTCCTCCTGTCGTAGGTTCTCGAAAAGTTCCTTGATCCCCTTTTGAGGGAGACTTCGGATTAAGGATTCATCTTGTGGGGACATAAGTTAGAGTGTTGCATTTGAATGCAACAGATGGGTTTTGACTAACGACCTGTCTGTTGACGACGATCTCCGGCATTCTCTACAGTGGCGCGGGGCGCTGAAGGGGGAGGACGATTGGCCGCGATAGTTTCCTGCTGTGCCGCGTGAGCTTGTAGCTGCTGCCCCATCTGCTGCATCTGCTGAGCTTGAGCTTGCAGCAGCTGCAACTGAAGATATTGCTGATGCATCATGATCTGTCTCACGATCAGCGGTCCACGTTGCACAAACTCTGGTGTGTTGTTCCAAGGAGACTTCCGATCTGCAAGGAACGACTTCTTCACCGAGATAGCCAGTTGATGGTTCTGATCCGGGTCAATCAGGACAGGTGCGCCGAGGTAAGTCTGCACGCACTGATCGAATGCGATAATAGATTGCTGCTCCATTCCCTGATCGTTGATGATCCGATTCACATTTGGAATCTTCCATTCAGTCAGCAACTCCCGATAGAGATAGGGCCGATTCACTGTTGGATCTCCCGGAGGTGTATTAGCCAGCAGCCACTGATAGTTCTGCTGCCTCGTCATGGATTCGATGAACTGCGAGCCAGTGTCCCACTTCAAGCCTAATCTGATTTGCAGGAACTCTGGACGAATTGCATAGCCGAAGCTGCCGGTCACAGCAGCGAGCACATCGGGATCTACCCACAGTCCCGTGTATTCCCAGCAACGCTCAGCGAATCCGCCGGAGATATCGTGCTGGAACAAGTTCACATCAGTTGTGACACCCGACATTGCCGTGGTGAACACGTTGTCTGCCTCCGTTGCTGATGTTCTCGATCCCATTGCCTTACCCAAGATTGCATCCGTGGACTTGGAGGAAGTCTGTGCCGAGTCACGTAGCATCCCGTAGAGTGCTGGAGTAGTGCCAGACATGTCGAATGGCTCGCGTCGCTTGATCTCGTTCGGGCCCAGCACCGAGATCTTGCCGCCGATCTCGTTGATATCCTTGTCGATTGCCGGAGATGTTGCATTCACCTCAGTAGGTGGATCATTGCACCAGTCTCGGTTCTCGATCATCTGCGTCAGACACTTACCGATCTGCTGGTAATGGCACCCAAGGATAGAGCCGATTGCAGGACTGTATGCTCCGTCGTCGACCGTTGGCATATGTGCGCTCCCATATAGGGGCAGAATATCGTGGGGATAGAAGTTCTTCTGCATACGGACAAGCTCCACCTGTCCAGTTGTGAGCCCGCCACCAAAGAGTTGCACCACAAAACGGGTATGTGGGATTCCCTGCGTCCCGTCCTCGTCCAAGATCAGTTCTTGAGTCTCCGGGTGCTGACCGAGTGGGATCATTGGGAACATTGTCCATAGTAGTTCTCCTGCGTATTGTGGATCGAGCAGTTGACCGAGTGAGCTGGTGGATTGGGGATACAGCTTCTGGAAAGACTTCTGCAGTGAATCAGTCTCGGACTGTGCGAACAACCACTGACCCTTGGGCAGGTTCTCGGTATTGGAGAAACCAAAAGGATTCAGCGCTGGGTCATACTGTCTTGCAACGACTGCAAAGCGGGGCACCACCTCGAAGAAGAATGGGCAAGCCTGATAGTTCATCTCATACGGAGACAGGCGATAGTTCAGCCAGAGCTTGCGAATAGAGATCGGCTCAAAAGTCGTGCCTATCTCCATCAGCTCCAGCTTCTCCTTGAATGTCTTATCTGGCTGACGACGCGGGACCGGGGCAATCACCTGCTTGTATTCAGAGAAGGCAAAGGACACGCCGTAGGTATAGTGATGCCGGGCACACATCCAGTGCTTGCGATAGAAGTTCGTGTTGTCCGCATTGAACTGCAACCAAGAGTTCGCCGCTTTGAGCAGCATCGTTGATGGTGAATAGACCTCAGTCTCATTGGGAAAGACCATCCCGGGCGGTAGTTGATACTGCACCGGCATGGCATTCTTGAAAGAAACGAAATGGTTCAGATTGGTCAGACGATCAATCGCATCGAAGATCACAGTGTCTGCCGTCTCCACCCTTGCATTGGCATCATCGTCCAGCTCTTTGGTGTTGGGAGATTCATTGGTCCTGCGACGACGGGCGATGCGGGACTTCTTATCCAGCAAGCGTCCCTTCACCTTGAGTGCAGCCTTCGCCATCTCCTGAAGATCATCCCACTGCTTCTCGTAAGGCTGACGTTCCATGACCTGTGGCCATACGTAAGAGTTGAGCAGAAAGTTGACGATCTTCTTTCTCATCTCCGGGGTCATCTGCGGGACTCCCGCCATGTTAGGTGGGAATGGATATGTTGAAAGCTGACCCTGATTGTCTTGGATCAGCGTATTAACTTGCGGTGGTAGGTTAGGTAGCATCTTCTTCGTCTTGTGCTTGGGTTGGATCTCCGAAATGGGAGACAGGTAGGGCGAGTTGTTTTTGATGTGTTGCATTTGAATGCAACAGTGAAGAACGTGGACCGTAGTGCACGGCAGCTCTGAAGGGGGAGATGGATCTTGCGGCTATTGCAAGCTCCTCTTCTGGCTCCAGCTCTTGTGGAAGTGTAGGGCGTGGCGCCTCTCGTGTCCAGCGAAAAGGTGAGCACGTGACATAGCAGATCGCATCCAGTTCATCATCCCCGTGAGTCGGTATCTTATCCTTAGGCTGCCCCTTGTTATCTCCAGAGCGTAAGCGCTCCCAATAAAGCTCTTGCAGCTTGCCTAGGGCAGTGAGGACTCCCTGTCCCCGTGTGGCAAAGTAGACCCGCGCGCCCGGAGGCTTACCTGTGAGAGGATGCGGCAGGAAGTTGGAGAGGGTGAAATCCTCGTCCAAGTTGGTGGCACGCTGCTCGGGACCGAGGTGAATGGATTCGGTGACTTGCAGCCCTTGCAAGATGTAGTTCAGTGAGTAGGGGCGTCCTGTTACTTCATCCTCCTTGAAGATATGATAATCAGTTGGGGAGGCTAGGAACACCTCGGAGTTAGGACGGGAGTGCACCTCCTTGTAATAGGAGACGGTAGGGGATATCCTGATCTTCTGGCGGGTGTTGTTGCTGAGTCGGATGATCTTTTGAGCTCGCTCCGAGATGGACAGGCCCGACTCGGACATGATCCGATAGATGATCAGTTGGTTGGTGGGTAACAGTAATGCCCATGCGCACGCTGTTGGGTGATCGAGTCCCGGATCAATACCCCGGAGAAAGCGAGCAGTTGGGAATCGGCGCAGAAGTTGGCGGAGATCGGTGTCGAGCTGATGGTGGTCCGATAAGTGGGCAAGGACCAAGGCTGAGGATGTATAGAATCTGCCGTCCAAGCGTGCTGCTCCTTGCGGATCATCCTTGAAGGATTTGATAAGGCCCCTTTGCTTTGCCTTGGAGATGACATGTCTAGGGGCATTGTAAACTGAGAGCCCGGTAAAGACATGATAGGGGATGGGCAGCGGCTCTTTGCCGAGATGGATGCGCTGTGCAAGGTGAGAGGCTGCACCTGCGTTAGCTGCAAGATAAGGAGTGAAGTCGTGTGATCCGATTCCGGGGTCCTTGAACCGGAGTTTGATCTCCTTGAATGTTTCTGCGTCGACGCCTTCGGTAAGGCAAATAACGTCAACTGCTCCTGAGGACCATTTAGTGTCTTTGCTTTCATATGATTTTCCTACTAATTGCCAAGTTCGTGTGGGTGTGTTGGGAGGCGCTGAAGGGGAAGGAGGGATGACGAAGGTTATCTCTCGTGCGCTAGGGACATATCTGGATAGAAAGGCGGCGGGCGTATATTCCCTGAACAGCGGAAACATGATCTTCTCGTGATGATCTTGGTCCGGGGCTCCGAACCAGATCGTGCCATTCCTGTTCCACGGTGGCCGAGGGAAGGCAGGACGGAATGCAGAGGGGACGGAGAGCTTTAATTGGGCGATGTAATCCTTGTTTGTTGTCGCATAATATGGCTGGCTAGGATCTGGTCGCCGAGCGTGTGGGAAGCGGGTGGTGAAGGTGCGAGCGAATCTTGCAATAGCTGCAAGAGATGCGATGTCAGGCCGTCTGAGGACATGGACCAATCGTTGGCGGTGAGGATGATCTTGGGGGAGGTGTTGGTTGTCGGGATCTTCTTTAGGGTCGGCGACATGATAGGGGCGAAAGATTCTGAGGGTTGGATCGTTGGGGATGATCCAGAGGAGGAAGTTAAGGAAGGAAGCGGTGGTCTTGCCAATTCTGTTTGCGGAGTAGATGCAATTAAAGGCAATCCCAAAGATCCAACTGTTGAGGATGAGTGCTTGATCATATGATGGTTTGAAGACGGCAAGGGGATTCTGTTCTCGGGCAGCCTCTTTGATGATGGCGAGCTCTTCTTTGACGGAGCGAAGGAGAGCACGGAGGAAACGGCCTTTGCGTCCGGGACGGGAGAGGTAGTGCTTTCTGTTCTTGAGTAGAAGGATCTTATCCTCAAGGAGTGTGGGTGGGGTTTCCATCCACGGTGGTAGTGGTAGTGCCATTGAAGAAAGGATAGCCACGGTGCTGGTCTGAGTCAATAGGTGCACGACTTTGTTTTTCAATAATTCTCGCCGACCCGGACTTTTGTTTTAGGGGGTATAGCCGGGTGGAAGGTAGGTGGGTAGGTGGGTGGCCAAGTATCTTGCAGTCACCGCAAGCTAGCTACTCTGTGCCGCGCACGCTATGTCTATACTTTCCACGCTATTGCTCCGCTATCTAACTACCAGCTACCTACCACGGCTGAAGGATAGATACTCGCTCACATGGTTGGGGAGAGAGTGTTGCATTCAAATGCAACAACCCATTTGTTAGCTGCCCGCACTTGGAAGCCCGGAGATATAGCTAGTGAGCAAGTTAGCTAACAAAGTGAGTTAGGTAGCCGGGACATAGCATAGTCACTTGCACCCATTGCAAGGCTAGACACCTCGAAGATTTTCCTTCACATGCGACCACGCATCCTCTACTATACAGACAGGGTTGAGCGAGGAAGGAGCGGAAGAAACCGCCCCTTGGTTCTTTGACAATACAGCTACTAGCTAACTCACCAACGAGCTAGCTAGTCAGACGCATAGGTAACTGCCCGGTTCACGTTAGACTAAACCTAACGCGGGCAGTGACCCTACTAGCAATCAGTCAGTATCTAAACACTACAAACTAACTACCTAGTATGAAATCCAATAAGACCATCGCTAACAAGACCACCACTGCCAAGGCTGCCACGGCTGCCAAGGCTAAAGCTAAACCCGCGGTGAAGGCGAAAGCCCTAACTAAAGCTATAGCTGCAATGGTCTGCGTCAGCCTAAACGCTGAAGCTACTGTTAGCGATTCAACCGACAGTCGGAATATCAAAGTCATCGCCCTTGCATTCAAGGTGGCTGACTCCGGCACGTTCAAAGATAGACAGGAAGCACACGCTTCCTTCAAAGCTATCTATGGCGAGGAAGTGGCTAAACTCCGCCGCTTCCAGCTTCCTGCTAACTTCAAGTCTATGTCTGCCGCTGATAAGGCGCGGACAAAGACGGCAATCGCAGACAGCGTGAAGGACTATGCCAAGCAATGCCTCGCCCGGATGCTAACCCTAGCGTTCGGCGGAGCTAGTCTAACTGAGAAGCAGCGCACCGTGCAGCTTCTCAACCTGCGGCAAGCGGTAGCAGCTAACACCTGCACGCTGGCTGAACTCATCGCAATCGCCACCGGGCGTCTGCGCTATGATGTTAGGAAGAAGGAGCTGATCGAACTCGAAACCGGCGCTGGCCCTAAGAACGCCAAACCCGTTAAGAATAAGTTAGCTGCCGGAATGACGCGAATTCAGGCTGAACTCAAGACGTTCAAGTCTGCCCGCTATGATGCCCAACAGGTATTCAACGGATTCGTTACCCTGATGATCGAAGCCAAGTTCATCAAGGAAGCAGCCGATCTGAAAGACCTGATCTAAACCACAAGAACCCCTAGTGGCTCGAAAGAGCTGCTAGGGGTTTTTTGTTGCTCCCGTCTCACCCTTGCAGCCGTCGCAAGACGCCTTCCCCTCCCACCAAGCTGTTGCATTCAAATGCAACGATTCTAGTTTAGTTCTTAATTACGGGAAGCCCCCCTCCGAGCAGGACTATTAGGTTAACCCCTTCTACTATCTATACATACATACTCATCCTTATTTATACATATAGATCTCTCTTCACACCAATCCAAGTCTCTCTTGGGGCATACCGTAATTAACCTCTATACTAGATTCTGACTGTTGCATTCAAATGCAACAACCCCCGGTCCGGCTCTGCCCTATACCTCTCTGGCTGCGCTTCGCGCGTATGTCTGCCGCTACCACGGCTGAAGGGGGAGATTGAACTACGGCAACGCACCCGCGCCCGCTTGCAGCCATCGCAAGACAGTTAGATAGCCGTTGACTCTAACAGTCAGCCTAACTATACTTCTTCTTGTCAGTCGGGAACGGCTGACACCAACGCAGTCAACCACATCAACTAATGAAAACAATCCAAGTCCCACACACGCAGCACACTGACTTCCTCGGAATGCAGATCATCCGCATCACGAGAATGTTAGACACCGCAAGAGATCAGATCGCCGAGATCACCAACGTCACGCATCCTGAGTTGCACGCTCGCATCGAGGCCCGCTCCCGAAGAGCCATCCTCGCTGACAAGATTGCGGCTGACCTGTATCGTGCCGAGCAAGCCCTCTGGCTCTATGCCAAGGAATGCAAGGAGCGACAGGACCAAGCACAGCTTCTTCTCCGCACCAAGGAGCGCAAGCGCACGCCGCGTAATCGCAGAGGCATCACTGCCACTCGCAAGCTCGCCGCCTCCAATTCGTTCAAGTGGTCCACGTTCTCCATATCGGAGGACACCCTCGAACCATACACGAAGGAGGAGAAGGCACGCATGAACACCTCGGTATTCATCGACTAACTAACAACTAACAGGCCCGCCACCCCTTCGGGGGCAGGCGGGCCTTTTGCTGCCCGAATCACACCACATGAAAACGAGAACAGCTAAGCGTCACTACTTCCGCGGAATCTTTTGGGAGCATGTGAAGATTGCTCTTCGGAACTATCTCAAAGGCCCGCACGCCACGAAGGGACGGCAGTCGGAGATGGCACGCGCGCTCGGCTTGCAGCCATCGCAACTGCACCGCTTCTCATGTCCACGTTGCGAGCACGACCAAGAGCCTACGTTCTCGG